TTGTTGTTATAGTAATCATAATCTTTCATCTTTTACTCCTGTGTGAAAAGTGTGTTGAATTGCGTATTCTTACGCCAGCTTACATCTAGTTTGTATTTGGTTGCTAGATCCAACCATGCTGTGTGAACACCGTGTACAGTTCTGCTGTATTCATCCTGTCCCCACTTGTGTCCAAACAATTTCATTTTACAAGCATATATCAGATAACCTTCAATACCTCTATCAAGTGCTTTTCCGTCAGCGTTAAAAATATTAGTTACACACTGCTCCCAGTCAAGCACCTTTTCAGCCTTGCCATATTCAATTAGATCATTACATTTGAAGGCAAATTGTTTTGCTGTGTCACAGTCACGGGTCTCTATCCTATAAAGACGCCTGTCCTTATAGAGGTCCCAATCCTGTCCGTTGTCTCTGAGATTGCGGGCTTGTTCTACAGCCCTGAAGTAGGCATCATTATGCCATACGGCTTCTTGTTCCGTATATTTGTATATTGTCATTGTGATTCTCCTTTTCTACAACATTAGCCATTTTTTTAATCTCCATATCAATATCTTACCTTGTACTTATGCAAATAACAAAGTATACCCCTATTATACAATCCTTTTGCCCTTTTTGTCAAGAAAAAAAGGGCCCTGCTTTTACCACAGGACCCAGTTAGTCATCTATAAGAAAATTTTATGCGTAAAGTAGCAGAAGATACTGAGTAAGAAGTTACTCACACAATGATTTATATTTTGATTTGGAGATCTAAATAGGCTCTTGTTACACACTAGGTGAAACAGTGAGTTGTAAAAGAAGTATCTCCTGCTACAGTATTATTTATACTATCTTTTCCACTCAATGTCAACATTGAATTTATCAAGTGTATCATGTATTTTTTCCAACATTGGATCATAACCCAATTGATCACGGTTAAGCCATTTGCGTTCTACTATTGTTCTGTCTGAATACTGTCTATATGTACCCCACATATGACGCTTGTCTGTGTATTTTGCTTCTGTATTAATCCACATACATTCAGGTTCAATGCCTGTCTTTTTAAGCCAACGCTGTATATTCATTCTAGTATCTGAACAAATAATCCATTGATCATTCCAAAATATAAGCACTAAGTTACGTTTCTTATTCATTGGCTCAGGATATTCACTAATAGGTGGTTTGACTACAACATAACATCTGTAACTGTTTAAGTTTTGATCATAAAGTTTTAGAGCACTCTTTAGGAACATTTTTAGTTTAGGTACAGTGTTTAAACGTACACTGCCACCACAATGTTTTCTAAGTTTGTTTTTTGCCATTTGATGTCTTTCCTTAGTGTGGATACACATTTATAAAACGGGTACTATATGTAGCCCTTGTCATCTATTTAATGATCATCTATGAACTACATAGTGTGTTTTAGATTTGTATGCTTGATGTATATTCTTGAGCAAGAATCTTGATTGTATTGTCTTCTGTTAGAACAATTTCCTGTACTCTAAACTTTTTGTTTGTATAGCCTACAACAGGATGTGTGACATCAACTATATCACCTGCTTGTACATCAATTGCTGTATGAGCGGCAGTAAAACTAATTGTTGTCTGATTGCGGCTGTTGTTCATAGTCCAGGTTGCTAGATTACCTACAATAGTAGCATCACTAACAAGTGTTGTTTCAACCTTTGCTAGGAGTTCTGTATTGTTGTCTTCAGTCTTATAACTGCTGTTGTTTACAATTTTTATATCATCATTAAAGTTAGTAGCAACATTATTGAAAGTATATTCTACTTTGTTGAACTTTGAACTTTTAGGTGTAACACCTATGTCAAAACTACCTATAATGTTTTCTTCTGAAAAACTAAACACACTTGATTCACTCTGTTGTCTAGCTCTAAACTTGTATTTGCCGTTTGTGTATGTGAGTATGCCGTTACACGCTTGTAATATCTCTTCTACATTGTCAAACAGTCTTTGTCCTGTATCCAGGAAGCCATTAATCTTAAATCTACTTGCCATGTAAGTTCTAGCACTTGCAAAACTTGCTAGGTCAATGTCAGCATCAGGAATGCCCTTACCATAAGTTGTATCTGTCATATAGTCTAATAAAACATCAGCAGGGTTTTGATCTACTGCGGCTGTTGCTGATCCTACAGGATTTGTTGCGGCACGGATCTTTTTACCTGTAAATTCTACAAGTACTTCAGGTGCGGCACCATTATAATCTTCATCAAATGGTAATTTAAGTGCTATGTATGAAAGTCCTCTGAGTCTACGTTCATTGTCCCAGGTAGAACTGCCAATACTACTCTGTAATGTAGGATCTACTGTTTGTGTAGTTGTACCAGGATAGAAAGCAATATAATGACTGCCATACTTTGTAGTTTCAAAGTTTGCTAAACTGTATCCATCTGTTCCTACTGTTGAACTAGTACCACTACCACCATCTGAACTAGCATGCCAGACTAGTGTGTCACCAAACAATACTTTTAGTGGTGCGCCTACTTCACCCTCTGCTAATACAATTACCATGTTAAGTATATTGTTGCCTGAACCACCTGATCCATTTGTAGTTTCAATAAATGCTCTAACACCACCTACACGTTGTCTGCCATATACAACAGGTATAGGTTCATTGTTGCCTGACTTGTTAATTAGGATTTGACTTGAAGTTTGTGCGCCAGCACCTCTACCTTTTTTCTTGCCAAATACTTTGCTAACAATAGCACTAACAATAAATTGAATAATTAGTTTCTTAATAAAAGGTGCAATAACAGGTATAAACTGTGGCATTACACAACCCTCCAGATTTCATCAATGACTTGCATCTGTTTATCTACATCAACTTTAACAAGTCCGTGTTCTTCATTCATTGTATAGCAATAACCGTGCATTACTATACTACTATGATAAAAACCTGTTTTGTCTTTCTGTAACAGTATGTCACCTGTCTGTGCTGGTCCTGTTACTAGAGCATAACCTGCTTTTTCTAGTTCTTTTTTAATTTTTTTAACTTTGGCAAATCTTAACATTTCTTTTACAGTACTATACTTCCCTATTACTTCACTTGCTACGCCAGGATTTGTTGTTCTGTCAACCCAGTCAGCAATAAATGTGTTACAGTCTGCTTGACCCCATTCAAAGTCTTTGTTTTTGTACTCAGCAATATATTGTCCAAGTTTTAAGTTGACCATTTGATTTCTTTCTGAACTTCTTCACAGTTGTTAAGTCCAGTATCACTGGCATAGTAGAATTGTTGACTGTTCTTATTTGTAAATCTACCATTTGTTTTGTCCCAGGTATTCCAGTGACTTGCTATTTCAATACCTACACTACAACCACCACTAGGATCATAATTTAATTGTGCAGTTTCAATGTTACCCTTGAATACTTCAATAGTACCTATCTGTGCGCCTTGATCAAAGTAACTTCTAAAAATTGTTACAGGTCTATCTACATAGTCTAAGCCTAGCATTGTTTCAATGAAATATTCATTGTTTGTAAATTCTATAAGACCATTTACTTGTATTGTAATTCTAGGTACTTCAAAATTCATATTGTTTTCAAGTTCATCAATGCTCAGTAGTGCTCCTGCTGAACTATATGATTCACTGTTGTAGGTTATGTCAAATGGTGCGTTTGTTACTCTGTATTCTGTACTTGTTTCAATCTTTACAAGTTCATAGTAGGACGTAGTTTGTCTGCTCTTTATTTCACTTAGTGTAGGCATTATTTGTACTCATCTAAATCAAATTTACATACTAGGTAGTAGTAACCATTTGTGCCAATAGTATAATCAAAGTTATCACTAGCAAGTGTAACATGAACGTGTGCTGGATTCTTGAAACATGTCTTACCAGTACTAAATGCTGTTGTAATAGGATAAGCAAATCTTACTTTTACTTCACCATATTGGTTAGCATCAGCATCATGTACTACAACATTGTATTGACTGTTGTTGTTGCCGCTGTCAAATATTACAACTTCACCTTTGTTAAACGCTTTTGATTGATTGCTGTCAAAGCCACCAAACTGTAGGACACTATCTCCTACTGACGCTTTTACAACAAGTTCTGGTTGTGTGTCAGCACCTGTGTTAGTGTAGTTACAGTTAAAAATAATAGCAGTACCATCAGCATTCTGATTAAGGAACTGGAATGGTATGTTCTGTCCTTGTACAGCATTAGCAACACCTTGGTATTCATCAAACTGTTCTTTTGTCATTGGTGGATATTCAACTTCAAGTTGCCACTTTGTAAAGCCGCTTGTTCTAACAAACTTGCTACCATTTTGTGATACGTTAGATGTACTAGGATGATTCTGTGTAATCTTAGCACTTGCTGGTCCTATAGTTGTAGGCCAATTTTTGTTTGCGTTAAAACTAGGATCTACCCAGTAATCTTGTGTATCAAAAACATCTTCTGTTTCTGCTGTTGTTGTAGCTCTAGGAGCATAAGTGTCTGCTTGTGATTCAATAATTAGTGCTATGTCATCACCATCAGCATACCTACCTTCAGCATCTACTTCTTCTGTAAGTGTAACACCTGTTAGATAGCCACTTGAATCTGTTTGCACTGTAAATTGTGCGGCTGTTTCACCTGTGCCTGAATAATTTGTAGGACTAGCATCACTAGCACCCCAGTATTGTGTTGTTTTTACTTGACCACCTGCTGTTGTTACATTGCTTGTGTTTTGAAATGTATATTTTTGTGTGCCTGGCAGATACATTGTAACAGTGTCAATTTCATATCTGTATGGCTCACTTGTTGCTGGTGCTATAGTGCCTGTTGTTGCCGCTGTTGGAGTGTTAACAACAATTTGACCAGCATCATCAGGTGTTTTAGGAACTATAACTTCACCTGCTGTTGTGTCATCAAATGTTGTAGCAATATCAGCATGAGCACTTTCATCATTTGTTAATTTTTTATACTGGAATTGTGTATGTCTAACAGCTACTTGATTCATGTTTGATAGCATATTGTCACCAGCTAGTAATGATGTAGAATAGTTAGAACTATCAGCATGAAAATAAGGTCTATGTCTTGTAGTTACTGTGACAGTATCTCCTGTATTATCACTTGGAAAAGGATCAGTTGTATCTGCTGTAAAAGCATTTGTGCTACTATTATACTTTAACAAATGAATAGTAGTGTTACCTGTTAATGTACTTGTATGTTTGAAAGCAACATAATCTGTGCCACCCGCTGTGACTTCATCAAATGTTTTAATGCTTGACACATTTGAGATAATTGGCACATTACCACTTGAATGTACTTTTGTTACTGATATAGATTGATCACTGCCTGCCGCTCTTGTAAAGTCACCTAAGTATATCTTTTGTGTATCAAAATATACACCATCTTTCCAATCAACATCTGCTTCTACAGTATGGGTAACATTCAGTGCAAATTCATTAATATCAGCTTCTGAATTTGTGTTGATAAACATTACTCTTTTATGCTTTTGTGTTTGAACTTCTGATGGAATATTATAAACTAAGTCATTACTCACAAATATATCACCATCTGTATATTCAGTAGCATCAAAAGGCACATATAATAGATATGTATTTTTATATTGAGCAAATCTTGGACCTTGGCTTGTGTCACCTAAAACTTTATTATAATAAGGATTATCTTCCATATAAGGATCATATGCTAGACCATGACTGCCTGACCATTTTCTTATATGATACTTAGGCACTTCTGAATAGTAAATTGAACTGCCAGCATTTATTGTAGATGTGTTAGTAAGAGCTCCACCAGCCTGAATATCTATATAAGCATCATTATTTGGTCTTCTAGCATAATGCTTAAAAGCATTTGTTGTTGTTGAATTTGTTAATTTATATAATGTGTCACCACCAAAAGTTTCACCAGTATCTACAATACTAAATGGTGAGCCAGAATCTAAGCTAATATTTACTGCTTTTTCAGCATCAGAAAAATGCCAGTTGCCACTTGTTATGCTGGATGAACCAGTGTATGTTGCTGTAAAATAGCCCCAGCCTGTATTATAATCTTCAGCAACAAAGTCATAGCCACTTAGTTTAGTGCCTGTGTTAGATAATGCTGGATTAATTCTTAAACTTTGTTTTGTATGAGCATTAGCCATAGTGTTATCTGCTATTTTGTTAATCTGAACTCTATTATTTGATTCATCAACAAGAGTTGTCAAACCAGAATCTGTGAATAGACCATTAGTGCTTGTCTTTGTGTATAGTCTTTGACCATCTGTAATACCAAGATATGTGTAAGCACCTTCAGCAATCACACTTTCACCATTATCCATACCAAAATCATTATCTTTTAATTCAGTTTGCCCATGTGGATCATATGTACCAGGATTAGTATCATGTAATTCAAAAGTTTGTATTCTGTTATCTAAAGCATTTGCAGTAAGCAAATCCTGTGTAGTTAAAGCATTTGTTAAATTAACATCTTGATAGATTTCATAAGCATCAGTTGAGCCTATTCTCTTAAGGTATAATCCAGTAAAGTCATTAAGACTTGCTTGTAGGCTATCTGCCGGTTCATCACTGTTCCATGTAATTTGTGCTAAGTTATAATTTTTGCTTGCCTGATTAAGTGTAAATTGTATAGGATCTGTAAGATTAGTTTGGCTTAATTTAATATTTGTAATACCTGTATAATCATCAAGCAAATTAGGATATTGAATATAATTTGTTAAACCGCTGTCTGTAGCAAGTTTAAATGTTGTGCTGTTAATTACATCAATGAACAAGTCTGTTCTACCATTATGTTCAGCAGGATCACCATTCATTCCTGAAACTGTAACTTGATCAGCATCTGTAAATTCACTTGTATCTGCTGTTGTAAAAATAACACTACTATCTGTGTCTAAGGCACTTGCTGTAATAGTGCAATTTGCTCTGTTAAAAAATCTTACATAAGGACCACTAGAACTACCTACTCTTAATTTTAGTGTGCCATTACTAGCATTGCTTACATCACTAGCAAAATAATCCGCATCATCAATATCTGCCCAGGTGCCATTCATACCAGAAATAGTAACTTTCATGCCATTTTCAAATTCATGTGCGCCTGATACAGTAATAAGAGCACTTGTAGTATCTACATTAGCCGCTGTAATTGTTTCACTGTCAATTAGTTTTTTAGTTGCTACAACAAGAGGATTGTCATAGAATGTTTTCATGTTAAGTTCAGCATTTGCGCCTGTTAGACTATCAAAATAATTAACAAATTTACTGCTGTTTTCTAATAGTAATTGTGGGCTACCATTACCACCATATGAAATAGGCCAGTCAAACAAGTTACCATCTTTTAGGTCTTTAAATCTGCCATGTAATCCTGTTTCTGCTAGGTATACAGTGCCAGTACCAGTAGGTGTTCCTGTTGCTGTAAAACTTTGTCCTACGTTATTGTTTGAACTACCTACAGTTGTATAATCTGTTGTACCTACTGTTTTAATTACACATTTGTCACCGCTTACAATATCTGTTGCGTTGATTGTACCAGCAACATATGTTGGATTAATCCATTTTATTGGTTCACTTCCATTACTAGGATATGTGAATAAGTCTTTCATTGTTGCCATTAGTAGATTCCTTGCCTTCCTCTTCTTGTATAGGCATTCTGTATGATGCCTTCAATTTGTTTTTTGTTGTCTAACAGAAACTGTGTTCCTGTCTGTGTGTCAATAGCATTAATGTTGAATACTACTTGTGTTTGTCCGCCTGCTTGATCCATTGGTGTAATCTGTGCTGGACCACTAATTAGTTCAGGACCACTTTCACCAACAATACCTACTTTACCAGCACTTAGGTATCCACCGTTAGCAAAGAAGCCACCAAACATACTACCAAAGAAACTTGATGCCCCACTAATTATGCTACTGAAGAAGCCGCCTCCGCCGCCGCCTCCTAGGCCACTAAACATACTGCCTAGTGCGTTGTTAATACCAGAACCTTTTGTAAGTGCCTCTGTAAGTATTCTGCTAAGTGTCTGTCTAAAGAAGCCTTCAAAGTCTGATAGTGTGAGTTTGCCATCAGCAAAAGCATTTTCAAATGTATTCAAGAAATCATCTTCAATACTTTGTGTAAACTCTTTTGTACTATCTGCCATCTTCTTATTTTTTTCCATTAGTGCTTGTTCAAGTTTTTCATAATCACTAACTGTATTTGTAACAATGCTTTCTGTATGTTTTGCTGTTTGCTCTTCTAATCTGCCCCATTCACCAATGATACCATCTACCATATCAGGAACAACAGATCCACCAAACAAGTAATCATACATGTAATCAAACTTGTCATTGACGTAGTTAACAGTATCATCAACTTTATTAGCAACGCCTTCTTTCATATTTCCAAACGTGCCAACAATGCCTTCACCTAATCTGCTCATTAGGTTTACAACACTATCTAGGATGCCTTCAAGACCACCTAAACTTTCAACCATGTCCTGTACATAAGTAACTGCTGTTTCAAAGGCTTCACCTACACTTGTAAGTATACCATCTAATCCCCCAAATGGTTCTAGTAGAGCTACAACTCCTTCTTTAACTTTTTCAATTACAAGAGCAAAAGTATCTGCTACTGCTTGAGCACCGCCAAACCTATCAATGACTCCTAGGAGTGCTTCAGCAATACCAATAAATCTATCAATCATAAACTGTAGGATAGGTTCTATGATTGTAACTGCCGCACTAAACAAGTCAAACACAGGTTGTAGTTTTTCAAAGCCTGCTTTTACAGACTCAATGTAACCTGGCATATTTGCTAGTATGTGTTCAGCAAATTCAACTAATACTGGCATTAGTGGTTCTAATGCTTCAATTAGTAGTTTCTGTAATACGTTTCCTAACTGATCAAGTATGTCATTGAAACGTTCTGCTTGCTGTGCCGTTTCTAAACTCACAATGGGGGTGTGTTCAGCAACATCAGCCAATGCTTCTGCTACACCTACACCATCTTCTTTTAACTGTTTGAATGTTTCAAAGATCTTAGGACCTACACGTTCACCTAACAGTTTCTGTGCGTCCTCAAGATCAATAGCACCTGATTGAATACCTGCCGCCATAGCAACAAATAAGTCTGGTGCTTCTTTTAAATTACCATTAGCATCAAAAATACTGTCTCCTAACTTGCTCATAGCTTCAGCATATGCTTTGTTGCCATTAAGGCCTTTTGTCATTCTGCTGTTTAAGTTAAGAAATGCTCTATCTATTTCTGATGTACTAAGTCCTGCTTGCTGTAGAAAATCATCTAGGATTTGAAACTGAGCAAAGGTCTTTTCTGTAGTAGCACCTACTGTCCTAGCACGTTTTGCTAGGTCATCCATATTGTTGATAAGTTTCTTGACACCAGTCAATGCTCCTAGACCCGCAAGTGCGGCTCCAGCAATACCCAGTGCGCCTTTAAGCATCAGTGCTCTGCGTGAGGCTTTGTCAAGGCCTTTATCTACATTTGCTAAGGCTTGTTTTGTATTGTCCTTAGCATTAATATGAATTGTATAGTCAGCCATTATCTCTTTTTCCTACGCTGTGCGTCTTCCTGGAGTTTCCAATATTTACTCCAAGTTCTAAGCTCTAACATACTGACATTATTCATGGTCCACTCTACAGTTTGACCCAGTTGTTGTGCTAGTCTTAATAGCACAAGCATCTCTGAGTCAGCCTTTAGTTTCCCAAGGCATCTTCCACTTCTTTTTCTGTACCATTGATAATACTAACAATGCGTACAATGATTTCAGGATCTACTTCTCTTAGAAGTGTATCCTTATCACCAAAGTTAAACATTCTTTTGCCTTCTGCTGTTAAAGCTCTCTGCATTAATGTTTCAACCAGTGCCTCAGCAATCTTGCCTTTGTTATGAAGTTCAAGTATCTTACCTTGCTGGGCAAAGTTTGCGTTAGGCTTGAAATAGACTGTTTCATCCCATTCCTCTACTTTAATACTTTTCATTTCACCAGACATAGTGCTGTGATAATGTTGTTTTGCTTTTTGTAAAACGCTCATAATTATTTCTTCCTTGTTCTTTTAAACGCTGGCTCAACAATACCTTGTGGTGCTTGATCTGAAATAAATCCTCTGTCTGATCTACCATCAAGTACCGCACTATAATCAGCATCATTCTTAATTAGGGGTATGACGCCATTGCCGCCCAGCCTTTTGCCCTGATATACATTTTGATACCTGGACCTTGCGTAACCAGTATCTACTGGCGTTGCTATTCTTAATTGTGTCATAAAGTTGTCTGTAAAAACACGCAGGTCACGTCCCATCTCTCTTTGTAGTTGGTTCATTGTCCTGCGTGTCTTAAACATTAGTCAGCGTCCTGAGTAATTGTAAGTCCACCTGTACCAGTAAATGTTACAGAGTAACGTGCAATGTCATCAAAACCTAGTGAAGTCTCAACGCTAGAAACTAAAATAGAACCGCTTAGTTTGTCATTTGAATCCTGGAAGAACTCTGCTGACAAAGCTGTACCTGTTTTTAGTTGTGCGTTGAAGTTAGTGTAACCTGTGTCATCATCATCAGACACAATTACTTCACAACTGCCTTCAAAAGATTCAAGACCCTTTGAAAAAGTTCTAGCAGACTGGCCTAAACTTGTGGTCTCAACCATTTCTGCTGTATGTGATACGGACCATTCTTGCACCTGGGCAACCGCAGTGCCGCCAATGCTTAATGATCCACCGCTACCATGAAATACTGCCATGTTATATCCTCTTTAGGTTAGTTTGTAATGATGCTTAACAGTAAACACCATTCTAATTGTTGCATATGGGGCTGATTCCCCCAGTTGCACACTCTCAACTCCTGTGAGAGCAATGTGAGTTGCTGTGTTGTTAACAGTTCTATCAGCTAACAGTTTTGTTTCAACAGCATCAACTAAAATATTACGTTGTCTGTCCCTTTCTTTGCCCCCTATAACTGCTACAACATTAACCAGCATTTCACCTCTACGCAAACTGTCTAAGGTTATATCTTCTATATCCTCATCAGTTGTTTCAATGTAAACTGCTGGAAATGCTGTTTTAGGTAACTCTGTAGCAATGATAGGATCACGCTGAACTCTTCCAAGTTTAGGTGCCTTCATTTCCTTTAGGAACGTTTCAATTTGTGATACAATGTCTTCTCTGGCCATTATCTGTACAACCTATCCATTGATAGTCTTTCTACTTCCGCATTACTAACAACACCATCATTGTTTTCATCATAGTCAACACCAATACCAAATTGAATATCAAACTCTTCAGCAAATCTTTCTTTGTAAAAAGTAAGTTGCATCATGAATGGATCCCCTTCAGGTCTAAATGTTGAAAGTTTAGGTAGAATGTATGCGTACAAGGCCTTGTAGACAGTTGCTTTAGTCCACTGTGACTCAGTAAGTTTAGATTTAACATACTTGCTTGGGTCATGATATTTGTTATACCAATTGATGCGTATCTGATTACTAACATCTGTCTCTGCTAACGCAAGTTCAGGTGCCCAATCATCAACGCCTTGATCAAATACTTCAGGAGCATATGTATGTAAGTCTGTATTAGTAGCAAATGCCATTTCAATTCTCCAGTTAGCAGGAGAGGGCTAGGCCCTCTCCTTTATTATTAGACGTTAACTAGTCTGATAGCACGGTTGGCGTCTAGTAGTGCCGCTTTAGCATGTAGTGATGCTACAACGTCATTACCAACTGCCGCCGCACGGCGTGCAACTTCAATGTC